CATTTGGCATTACACCAGATGCAAAACCACCGATTGTGCCAGATGCTATATCTAATAAAGGACTTGCACCTGTTTGTGCAAAACCTAAACCTTTAGATAAATCCATAGCAGCTTGTGTTTCTGGTGCAAAAGGTACTACTGTAGAACCTGGAAAGTATTGTCTTCCTACATCACTTCCATAAAGTCGTGCAGATTCTTGCAATATATCTTGTACATATGGTTCTGCTGGTCCATATATTCCTCCACCAATTGATGTGAGTTGTGGATCACTACTTGACATATTAGTCCTCCAATTTCTTTTCTAATAAATAGTGTGTTGTTTTATAATTGTGTTTTTTAAGTATGCGAGACCATCCTGGTCGAGCATAAGTTTCTAAATGACTACATCCTTCTTGTTTAGCGTAGTCTTCAAATACAGTTATTGAATCTTGCCAAAGTTTTCTATCTTTACCAGTAACAATAAATAAGTTTAAAGATTTAGTATTAGGTCTTTGTAGTATCCTAGTAACTATACAACCTTGATACTTTGTTTTTCTTTTATCATTCCATAAAATCCATAGCTGTGCTTTACCATCATAAAGTTGTTTTAGTACATCATCTAAATTGTAATGATTACCTGAAAACTTTAATGCTTTTTCAATAGAGTCACTTACAAAGTTCTTAACATCTTTAATTTTATCTGTAGGTATAAATACAGGTATGGTCATGTAATTTCTAAATAGCTACATATTATGTGCAATCTATCTGCTGTAGCTGCTGTAGCTTTTAATATCTCTCCTGCTGTTAATACTATTGGAGCTGAAAGTAATTCTGAAGTTCCATTAGCACTAATAGTTTTTGTTTTGAATAAACTAAATACATCTGATCCGTTAGTTATTGTCAATGTAATAGTATCCCCACTACCTGAGTCATCACTAACTAATATTGATTTTACAATAGATGTAGTAGCTGTAGGTACAGTATATACAGTAGTTACACTAGTTGCTGTAAGATCTACTTTACTATTTTTATAAGTATGTGCCATCTTTTAAGTTTTTCCAAAATTCATCTAAAGCATTATCATGTTCACAATATGCACAATCACATTTATCACAAGTTTCATCATTATCACAATGACAAGGATGATTACAATTTACGCAAGAAACCATGCTGCTACCTCTTGATTCTCAGTATTGTGATAAGTAATTAATTGATTAGTAATATCTTCTACAATCCTTTGAAAGTCTTCTTGGCTATCAACATACTGATAAATATATTCTAAGTTTTGTTTACTAGACATTATCTACCACCGTTAAAAATTATCATTAAATTAATCTGTTTTCTACTTGTCTTAATACTTCTTTATCAAAACCTGTTAAATCAACTCCTGCGTTTGCTAAGAAACCTTTTGCAATACCATCTCCATTGTAATCTGCAAACTCAATGTCTTTAATAAATATTCTACGTCCAGTTGTGTCTAGTGAATGCACCACAGGTATTTTATCTATCTTGACTGATATTGGACTATCTTGAACCATTATAAATTTACCATCTTCTTTAACATAGTGACTACCTGCTACAGTTACACCCTTGTAATCATGTATTTCATCAGAGGCTTTAAATTGGAATACACCAGTAACTTCTCCACCTTTAGTTTGATCACCAAGCTTAATATCTTTTATTTTCTTTTCTGTGCCATCATGCATTTTAACTAATGTGTCAGGATCAAAACAGAAACCTCCTCCTGTCATACCTTTTGATGCTCTGTCTCGATCAGCTTTACTTGCTTGTCTACTTGGTCCTTTACCTGAAGGACCTTTTGGTTCACTATATTGATTAGCTGCATATTGTTCTTTAACATTCAAGGCAACTTCATCAGCAGTAGCTTTACCATAATCTTTTTCTATTCTGTTTAATGCATCTCCATAAGATTCATCACCTTTTAATGCTCCAAGGATACCAAAATCTGTTATTGTATCCATAGCTTTTGTAAAGTTATAATCTAATGTATCACGATCTATTACACTTACAGTACCGTCTTCATTAATTCTTAAAGCAGTATCTCCAAATACTTCATTACTAATACCTGGTCTTTCACCTTTGAAAGCTGCTAGACGTTCACGACCTTCACCACTAGGTTCTCTTCTTCTAACTTGTTGTGCAAATGGAGTGCTACTTGCACCTATATTACCTGTGCTTATAGGTAATCCATCTGATCCAATTAAACCTTCTCCTACATCATATATAGTTTGAAAGTTAGGTATATCGTATTGTGGTATCTGTGTAGTAACTTGTCCAGTATTAGGATCAACAGAAAAAGATACTTGTTGTCCAGGTGTAGTTGTAGGAACCATTTGAGTATCAAAACCAGATCCAGTTAGTAATCCTTCATAACTTGCTCTTGTTGCATTGAATGATGCCTCTTCTGGTGTTGGGTATCTTAAAGCTTCATATCTAGCTCTTATACGATCAAAGTCTGCTGGGTTTCCTATTAACATTATCTATAACCTTCTTTTATTGCTTCTATGTCTATACCCTGTGCATCATTCCAAGTTGTTGATGCTGGTATCTGCATATTAAATTTAAAATATCTTGCACTTTTATGAAATGGTATTGTACCTGTTGAGTGCATACTTACAACAGGTGATGTAGTAGATTGTGAGTCTCCTACTCTATTTCTAAATGTAAGTGATCCAGTTGCTGATGTTGTATCTACTATTGGTCTTACATGAGTAACTAATGATCTATTCTGTGGAAATACTTCTGTCTCGCCTGTTCCTATTTCACAAGCAAGATTATCACCCTCAAATGTTCCAAACTTATTTGTTGTATCAAATACGCCAAATGATCTTAATCCTCCAACAAATATATCACTATCAAGTGGTACATTTATTGCATCTAAATTATTTGAACCTGATGATGGATAATCATCTAAGTCATCTACAGAATAGCCAGGAGATATGTAGTTAAATATCATTTGATGTGATAATTCAATAATAGACCATCGACCAGTTTCATAATTATAAACTATTATTTTATCTGTTGTTCCTGATGCAGTAGATGGGTATGACCAACATACAAGTTTATTAGCATAATCTACAGCAGCTCTTACTCTTTCTCTATGTGCAAATCTAAGATCAGATTTAAAAAATCTATCTACTTTACCATTACCAATAGGTTTAGATGAATTACCATCTGTAACTCTAAAACCATCTTCAGATAAAAAATATACAAGGTTTCCAACTTTAATAACTGTCTTACCTTGTACAGCTCCTATGTTATCTTCTATTCTTCTAAAAGAAAATATAACATTACCACCTCTGTAGTCCATTCTAGTAATTCTATTTTCTTGGAATATTAAACCAAACTGTCCACCTGTTACGCCAGTAACTACACCACCCTCTGGTAGATCTTCAAAGTCTGCTTGGTTTGTACCTGCTGTCCAACTAGTAGCATCATTAACTGATGACCATTGTACTCTATTACGAGCAGTAGGTTGAAATCCTGTTACTACAAAATTATTAATTACTGCTGCATGTCTAAATGTAGGCGGTGATCCACCTAATGCAGCAAAGTCTGTAGATGTATCTAATGTCCAAGTTCTTGGTGCATCAGCTCCATTAAAAGCTATAATGCTTTCTCCAAACTTTATAAAATCCCAATAAGCATTTTCAGCTGTGCTGTAACTTACACCACCACTTTCATCTACTATTGAGTTAGCAAGTATTCTATATAGTTTACTAGAATCACCAGCAAAGATACTGACATTACCACCATCAGATGTAAATGATGCAGCTCCCTGACATCTATTATCTAATGCGTTAGCTGTTGCTGTAGTTATGTTTTTCCAAGGTCTATAACTGTTTACAGCAGGATACACATTCTTTGCTTGTGTTGAACCAGGATTCATATGATCTGGTAGGTCTGGTAACCATTCTCCAAAAGGTACTTGCATTATTTTACATTATCAAAGTTGTTAATATTAATACCTGATCTTTGTACAAGAGGCGCACCGTTATATTTATCTAATGCATCTGCATCTTTTACTTGTTGTAATGCACCTTCATACTGTGCTTTAAATTGTGCAACAGTTCCCTGATCCATACCTCTAATAAATGTAGAAGCAAAATACAATGCACCATATAAATAAACATCAGGATGATTAGTTAAAATAAAGTTAGTAGCTGTGCTACCATCTATGCTATCAAATGCTTTATAAAAAGTTAATCTAGCAGTAACAGCTGTATCAGGTACAGGACTAAATCTAAAGTTAGATCCTTCTATAGAAAACAATCTTGGTGTTCCTACATTGGTATGACCTTGTGTATCAGCCTGGTGAAATGCTGTAGCCAGTTCTAATGTTTGATCTGGTGTAGAACTTGTAATGATAAAACTTTTAACTTGTAAGAATCCTGTAGGTAATGCTTCTGTTTCTGCATCTATTGTAAAAGAACTGTTTACATTTTCCATAGCTCTTATTCTTAATCTTCTATTAAAGTCTGCTTCTGTTAAATCTATGAAGTCATCTATTTCAGATGTAAGATCATCTCTAGCAAGAAAGTTTGCTATTGCAGTTTTTAAATTTGTATAACTATCTAGTGCCATTATAATCTTTTATCTCCTGTTCTAAAGAACATATACTCATTACTGTTTACCATTTCTTTAATTATACCTCTTTGTTCTTCTACATTTAGTTTATGAAAATTAGAATGTCCAAATCGTTCTTTAGTTTTAACTCTTAAAGCTATTAATGGTATTTGAGCTATGCGTTGTAGATCACCTTTTTGAGTAACATTATTTTGTGACCATTTATTTTGTTCTAATATATTTGTTGTATCTTGTGTGCTTTTAACAACAAGTTTACGAGTACCTCTATCTATATGGATAGGTTGAT